ACAAGAAGTTGTAGAGCAACCAGTGTTAAAAAAGGTAGCTAAGAAAGCAAGTAAGAAAGATAAGATGCGTGAGATTATAGGTAACAAACTAAAGAATCTTGCAACTGAAATGGGAGAAGCTGCATCACTAGAAGAGCAGCAAAAACTACAAAGTCTTATACTTGCACTCTTAAACTTTAATGCTGGATTTAACACTTACAATACACAACTACTTATTGATGGTGTGTTTTATGAAGATAAGGGTATATATTTAGACAAGGATATACCAGATAATCAAAGAGGTTTAAGGAATGGACTAGCTAATGAAATACTACATAACAAACTTATGGATTTACAATGGCAGAAATAGAATATCAAGGAGTTAAAGTAGGTGGTAGTAAATTGCTTCTTGTTATACCATTATTAAGTATGATTGGTGGTGGTGCTTGGGCAGGGTTTGAATTATACAATGAATTTAGAGTTCTTAAAGCTACTGTTATGGAATACCAACCGCCTGACATTACTGGTATACAACAAGACATAGCTGTTATAGAAGAAACTTTAGTAAGTGTAAGTGAGTCAGTTGAACAAGCTAAAGATTACACTAGGTCTATAAAGAATGATTTAAAAGATGACTTAGCTAGGCAAGAAGCTTTAATGGAACGATTAGAAGACAAAGTTAATAACTCACAAGATGAAATAGATGAGACTATTGATGTAGCTGGTGAAAGGTTTGATGCCAGAAGAGATGCTCTTTATTCTGATACAGATAGAAAGATTAAAGAGTTAGAAGAAAGGCTTAGTAGTAAGCTACAAAGAGCCTTAGATAACCCACTAGCAAACTAATGGAAGATAAACGAGTACAGCTACAGTTAGATAAACATTCTTCACAGATAGCTAAACTTTTCAGTAAGATTGATGATACTAACGCTAAGATACAAAAGATATTTAACATATTGAATCAAATTAGATACTTTATATATGGTGGTTTTGCTTACTTTATAGCTTCTGAGGTGGGGATGTTTAATTTATTGAGGTTAGTAGCATGATAGGATTTTTAACTAATATAGCACCAATAGCATTAGGTTTTGTAGCTAAGTTGTTTGCTTTAAAAAGCCAAGCAGCACAAGAACAACAGAAGCTAATGATACAATCACTACAAGTCCGTAATGATTCTATTAATATGGCTAGAGATAGAGCAGATAAAGAAAGTCCAGTAGCTGCTATGAATAGAAGAATTATTATTCTAGTTATACTAGCTTTAATAATCTTTACACAGATAGCTCCTGTGTTTTTTAATGTACCTACAGTAATACCTACTGTAATTGAAGGAGCTAGTTTACTAGGTTTACAGCTAACACCTGATACAATAGACTATGTAACTGTACAAGCAGGTGCTGTATTAAAGTTTGATGAAGTATTCCAATGGGCAACGATGATAATAGAGTTCTATTTCGGTGCGCAATTAGCTAAGGGGAAATAAATGACATTTAGAGAAGTAATAAACGAAGTATTAATAAGGTTAAGAGAAACTCCTATTACTTCTGATTGGAGTGGAGCTATTAATGATAGCACTACAGTATCTGATTACTATAAAGTTATAGGTGCTTTAGTTAATGATTCTAAAAGAAGTATAGAGTCTTACCATGATTGGCAAATACTTAGAGAAACTGTTAATATAACTACAGTAGCAGATACTAAAAACTATAGCTTAAGTTCTGGGCAAGAGTTTAAGATACTAGATGTAGTTAATAACGCTACAGGTAATGAGCTAGTACAAGTAAGTAGAGCTTACCTTAATAGAGAAAGATACCCTACAGCTTCTACAGGCGAGCCTCATTACTACGGTTTTAATGGAGCAGATAGCTCGAATAATCTTAAAGTAGATTTATCACCTACTCCTAGTAAAGCAGAAACTATTTCTTTTGATATGGTTAAGTATCAAGATGTTTTAACATTAGCTGCTACTACAGTAAAGATACCTACTAAACCTTTAATACTAGGAGCTTTTGCTAGAGCTTTAGCTGAAAGAGGAGAAGATGGAGGTACACAATCATCTATAGCAGCGCAGGAAGCTGGAGTTGCTGTTTCACAAGCTGTTATGCTAGATGCTGGAAATACTCAATTTGAGTCTGATTGGTTTATGGGGAATATTCACTAATGGCTAAACAGTTAGCATTACAATCTTTAAGTAACTTAGGTGTTAATGGTTTAAATACGCAGTATAACCCTTCGATGTTAGACCCATCCTTCCTTACTGCTGCTGATAATGTAATGCTTAGAGAATCAGGTAGAATTTCTTTTAGAAAAGGGTTAAAACAAAAAGTAGTTCCTACTGGTACAGCTATAGGTTCTATGGTGGAGCATAATGATTCTGGAACTAATAAAATATTTGCTAGTCATGGCACTAGTATTTACACAATTGATTTTACAGCTCCTAATGCTGCTTTTCCTAGTAGCGGTGCTGATGTTAAGCATACCGTTGGCAGCAGCACAGGAGATTGGCAATTTATTAACTTTAACGAAAGACTACATTGTTTCCATTCGGGCATAGTACCTCAAAGATACGATGGTGCTTTAAGTGCTGGCTCTAAATGGGCAGCTTTTAATAATAGTACTAAACCTGCTGGTTTAACTACATTTGACCCTAGCTGTGGTATGGGTTTTTATGGTAGAATGTTTGTAGGAGGAGTAACAGAAGAAAAAGCTGTAATGTATTACTCTGTTTTATTAGATGGAGATGATTATACAGGTTCAGGTTCAGGATTATTAGACTTAAAGAAAGTTTGGGATAATGACGAGATAATAAACATTGCTCCTTTCTTTGGACAGTTGGTTATATTTGGTAAAAACAATATAGCTATATATGACAACCCTGATGATGTAGCTAATATGTCATTAAATGAGGTTATTAGTGGTGTAGGTTTAGTTAATAGAGATTCAGTACAAGGAGTAGGAGATGATTTAGTATTCCTTTCAGCTACAGGATTGCGCTCACTTAATCGTACTACTGAAAAAGATAAAGTACCTTTAACTGACTATAGTGCTAATATAAAAGATACTTTAATAAGAAACATAGGACAAAGTACTGCTGTTAAATCAGTTTATTTAGAGGATGAAGGTGTTTATATTCTTACTTTTACAGAGAAGAACATCACATACGCATTTGATTTTAAACACTTTACTCCTAATAAAGCACCTAGAATAACAACATGGAGCTTTGATAATAATAGGGAACCAGCTAGTATGATTCAAACAGAATTGTACTCTGGGTTATTAGTAGGACAAAAGGATGGTGGAATAGCAGGTTATGAAGGATATTTTGATACGGATTTGGCTTGGGTTAGCTCGGCAGCTAGTTATACTAATTCTGGTATCACCGCTAATGTTGATTCCATATGGATACCTATGGGTGATTCAGTAGCTGCTGCTATATTAAAAAGATTAATACTTGTACTTGAAGGCGGTTCAGGAGCTACATTAGGAGTTAGGTGGTACAAAGATTATAGTATGAGTTCTTCTAGTACTACTGAAATAGTTTTAAATCCTACTACTACTAGTACTACTGCTTTATATGGAGCATCTACTTCTTTATGGGGAGATGTTAAATATACACCTATTTATGGATTACAAGAATATAAGACTCCATTAACAGGTAGTGCTAAAACATTAAAACTAAATATGAGTATTGTATCTAATGGTTATGATGCTTCTATTCAAGATTTATCAATTATATCTTTACAAGGGAAAATACGATGAGTAATTATACTTTAGCAGTCAATTGGTCAGGAAAAGATGCTCTCTCAGATAGTGATGCTGCGAAAGTTATATCTGGTTCTGACTTTAATACTGAATTTACAACAGTAAGAACAGCAGTTAATTCTAAAGCTGATTTAAATGGTGATAGCGGAGAAGATTTTGCTATGAATAATGGTACTGCTGCTACACAATCAGCAGGCAACAATACTACTAAAGTAGCAACAACAGCTTTTGTTACAACAGCAGTAGCAGCTTTAGACGCAGCAGCTATTAATGCTATTGTTTATCCTGTAGGTTCTATATACACGACAATATCAAGCACTGCCCCCGCTACTCTTTTAGGAATGGGAACTTGGGCAGCATTTGGTGCAGGTAAAGTGCCAATAGGTATTGACTCTGGAGATACAGACTTTGACACCGCAGAAGAAACAGGTGGTTCTAAAACCGCTTCTGGAACTACAGGAAGCCACGCATTAAGTATTTCTGAAATGCCTGCACATACACATACTGTTGATACTACTGGTGGTGAAGCAGGAAGCACAGCAAGATTAGCATATGGGCAAAGTAACACAACAAAAGCTACAAGTTCAACTGGTGGCGGAGCAGGACATACCCATACAGTATCAAACTCAATCGTACAACCATATATCGTAGTGTATATGTGGAAACGCACAGCATAGGAGAATAGAAAATGGCAGATGCAATGAGTTTAATAGCAGGAGCAATAGGAAGTGCCTTACAAGCTAAAGGAGCTAAAGAAGCTAATAAAGCTTTAGTCGAAGGGCAGAAAGAGGCTGCTAGTTACGCTTTAAAAGAATCTCTTCCTTGGAATGTAGCTGGTTCTTTAGGAGGAGTTACATTTGATGCTGATGGTAAGGCAGTAGGTGTAGGATTATCTGAGACTTTCCAAAAGCAGCAAGATGCTATGATAGCTTCTGCTGATGCTAACAGAGGTTATTTAACAGGTATAGAAGCAGACCCACTTACAGCAGAAAACAGATACTATGAGCAACAAATGGCTTTACTTGCTCCGGGACAAGAAGCAGAAAGAGAAGCTTTAGATGCTCAACTGGTAGCAAGGGGTATGCTAGGTTCTACAGGAGGTATGGGGCAATCACAAGCTCTAAGAGAAGCTCAAGGAACTACTAATTTACAAGTTAGACAATCAGCTAGCGATAGAGTACAAGATATGATAGATAAATACAGAGGTAGAATATCAGAAGATGTATCTGGAGCTGCTCAATTAGGGCAATTACCTTTAGATTATGCTAATTTAGGAGTAGATGTAGGGATGTTGATGTCACCGGCTGCCATTCAAGGTTCTAAATATATCTCAGGAGCTAATATGGCTAATGCTAGATACCAAGGAGCTAGATATGCTGGACCGGGACAAGCTCTGAAAAACTTTTCAGGTTGGGGAAGTCAATCTAGCGGTAATAAAACAGCAGCCGGTAGGACAGTAAATAACTATGAAGCAACAGGTGCTATTATGCAACCGGGCGGTCACCGATATTAAAGGAGAATAGATAATGGGAATGTTTGATTTTAACCCAGCCAACTCACAGGCTTATATAGGACCGGGATTTGATACTTACGCTTCTGATATGGCTTTTGCAGGTTATGGAGGCATGGTATCAGGGTTAGGTAAGATGGCAGGTTTTAAAGACGAAGAAGATTTATTAAAAGAAGTTTATGAATCTGCTGACTTTAGTACTGCTGAAGGTAGAGCTGAAGCTATAGAAAGAATAAGAGTAATTAGTCCTGATAAAGCTGCTCAGTTACAAAAGCAGATACTAGAATCTGCTCAAGCAGAAGAAGCTACTGTTAATATTAAGATGAATACAGAGAAGAACTTAATTGCTCATAAGGTAAAGCTTAATAAAGGTGTTTATTCTAGAGAGTTTGAAAGACAAGCTGGAGCAGGAGGTATGGAATTTAATATTCAATACTTCTTAGGGCAAAACGAAGTTCCATTTGACCCGACAAAAGTTAGAACAGTAGCAGCAGCGAAAGCAGCTATTACAAAACACTTAGGTGACAAAAATGATAATAGCATGTTAAAGCAGCTAGATACTTATGTAGGTCAGCAGATGGAAATGTTTGTAACCATGAGAGCTACTCAAGATGCTAGCAAAGAACTAGGATATGAAGTACCTAAAAATACTGAAGCTCAGGCGTTTGATGCGCCTAGAGAAGGTGGTGCTACAGGAACTGATACAGGCACTACTGATACAGAGTTTAATCCTAAAACAGCAGATAGGAATGTTTCTCATAGAGCAGAAAATAATGGAGTCATGGGTACTTGGAAGTGGGAAGATGCTGAATGGGTAGGAGGCATGGATGGTTATCAAAAACAAGCTGGATGGAAGCATTACCCTGATGGAGGTGCTGGATATACAGGTGGAGATACTATCTTATACGGTGGTATGACTGCTGAAGAAATGTTTAACAACTTTGATTATTAATGGCTCAACCTTTTCAAACAGAAGAAGAAAGATATAATCAGGTACAAGCTGAGTTAGCTTTATATCCTTCTAAAACACAAGACTTTAGTTTTGGTTCTGGCTTTATAGGTGGACATCAAAGCTGGGGTTCTTGGTTTACTTCTGGACTTACTGGTTTGCTTTTAAGTAAGGGAGCTACTGATAATGAGCAAAGAAAATGGTATGTTCAACGAAACAGTATACAGTTTGGAAAGAAAGCATTAGAAGATAGAATAAAAGCTTATGAAGAAATAGGTAAGTATAGAAAACTAACTCAAGAAGAACTAACAGACTATAAAGAAACTGAGCGTAGAAATTCTTTAATGTTAAACGACTTAGAGTATGTCTTTAATACTAAAGATGGTGACTTAGATGCTTCTATAGATACTAAAGGACAAAGCTTTAATGACAGATGGGGAGTACCTTCTGACGATGAACAAGGCTTGTTAGATATAGTAAAGATTCTTAAAGATAATCCTTCTTATACAGGCGGTGTATTTACTGCTGAGATATTAAAAGACTTACCTTTAAGTGTTTTAGCTTGGTTAGGTTTGACAGCTAAAGGAGCTTCAGGAGCTACTGCAATTACTAAAGCTCTTAATAAACTTAATAATATTCAACCTGCTGCGCTTAGAGGATTAGCTAAGATGGGTACAGGTGTAGGAACTGGTGCTGTAGCTGGTGCTAGCTATGAAGGATTCTATTCTCAACTAGAAGAAGGTAAGATAAGAGGCAAGAATGTGCAAGCAGGAGCTGCCTTTGGAGCTGCTTTTGGTGTATTAGCTGGACTAGGTGTTATGGCTAGAACATCCAAAGATTTAGCTACTAAAACTAAAGTTAAATCTAAACAGTCTAAAGAAGATACTCAATTAAAAAATATTCAAGAGCAAGAAGAAATAATGCCTATAAAAGAGGTAAATGAGTCACAGAGAATTGTTAATGATATAAAAGAAACACCTTCTAGGCTGTACCCTGAGTTAGCAGAAGGAAAAGATTATGTTCTTGTAGATTTAGCCACTCCTAAAGGAGTAGCTTTAGCTAAAAAGTTTGGATGGTTTGGAGCAGAAGGTAAATTAAAAGGTTTTAAAGGAGTACAGACTATCAATCAAGGAGGTATTCCTCATGTAGTCATATACAAACCACGAATAAAGAAAGTGTTTGATAGGTTTCAAAAGAACTTTGATGTTACTATAAAGAAAGGAGGTAGATTCGATAGACTTACTCCTAATCAAAGACACTATCTTAAAAACTTAGATAGTTTTGAGTTAATGCTAATAGCAAGAGAGAAGGGAAAGATTCCAGTCGCTAGAAAAGAAGCAGAGGATTTAAAACAAGGCATAGGACAAAGACCAGAATTAACAAAAGGAGCTAAAGAAAGAGAATTAAATGCTCAGGCTGCTAAAGAATTAGAAAGAGCATATCTTCAACGGCAAGAAGAATTAAAGACTCCTAGTCAGCGAAATGCTGAAGAAATACTAGCTGACCCTAGAGAAGCACCTGCTCCTATACCTGTGAATGAGGGAGATAGTTACGCAGCTAGAGCATCTAATTATCTAGGAGATAAATCTAAAACAGGATATGCTGTAGCTGGGGGAGCTGCTGCTGGAGCTTATGCTCTATCAGATAAGGAAGAGGGCGACCCATTGCGTAATGCTTTAGTAGCTGGATTAGCTGTAGGACTAGGACCTAAAGCATATAAAGCTTTATCAGGTAAATCTCTAAATGCTATAAGTATGAGGATTAAAGCACAGATAGCTAAAGGATTAGAAGTAGATTCTGCTATTGCTAAAGTATGGGAACTTGAAGCACAGCGTATCATAGATGAATTAGATACTTTAGATACTGCTACAGTAACAAGAGTTATAACCGCCATTGAAAATAATACTAAACTACAAGGTAGAAATGCTACAGAAACACAAGCTTTAAATAAAATAAAGAAAGACATACAAGATTTACTAGGAGTTATAGGTGAAGCAGCAGTAAAAGCAGGGTTAATAAAAGATAAAGGTGAAGTAGTCAAGCTAGGTATGAAGGGTATGGATAGGACTAAAACAATAGGCTCTTTCCTAAATAACTACTTTCCTCATTTATTTGTTAGAATGGATGATTTAACAGATGATGATATTGCTAAGATATTTGGAAGACTTGAACACGGAAGTCAAAACAATAGAACTATAAGAGGAACTCTTGAAGAAATTCAAGAGATGATAGACAAGGGAGAGATTAGTAGTAAGCTTGAGCTTTTAGATGCTAAACAAGCTCTGAATGTTTATGTACAAGGTATGTCTAGAACTATTATAGGTAGAAATGCTCTTAATAGTATGCTTAATCTTAGCCTTGAGATAGGTGGTAAGGCAATGCCTGCTCTTTTATCTTTAGCAGATTTAGATGTACTTAAGAAAACAGATACTAGTAAAGGTGGTTTCACGACTCAAGAAGGATTACATTATAAAACCTTCGACCACCCTGCGTTAGATGGTTTCGCAGCACATACAGATGTACATGATATTCTAAATGACTTCTTTGCTATTTCTCGTAAAGGAGGTATAGGAGATATAGCTGAAAAGATATTAGGATTAAACAATGGACTTAAGCGTATCTTTGTATTTGGTTCTCTATTCCACGCACAAGCTTTGTTCCTATCAGGTGTTTACTCTTTAGGATTAGTAGGAGCTATTAGACATCTTAATTATAAACAGTTAGAATTAGGAAGTGTAGAGATGAAAGACGCTGTTGACTATGCTATCTTGAGAGGAGTACAGGTAGGACAGACTATTAAACAAGAGTTAGTAGCTCCCGGTGTTAAAGTAATAGATGACAATGTTGTTTCTAAAATGGGTATTGTAGGAGCAGGTATGGGTAAGGCTATGAAAGTAGTAGACCATGCAACTTGGAATTTCTTACATGACAGATTTAAAGTAGCTGTTTTTCAAAGACAGCGAGAGATAATGCTAAAGGATTTACATAAGAAAGACTTTGAAGGACAAGGTAGAACACCTGAGCAAGTAGATGAAGCGTATAATGCTGCTGTATTAAATGCAGAACATAAAGCTGCTGAATTTGCTAACGATGCTTTTGGTTCTTTAGATTGGAACAACTTTACTACACGATTGTATGAGTATGCTGCTGCTAATCCTAATAAAGTAAGAGGTAAAGCTGCTGCTAAGTTAGCTCAGATGCTGCCTGTAAATAAGAGAAGGTGGTTAAACTTAGGCTTGTTCGCTCCTGACTGGACTGTATCTAACATCAGAATTATAGCTAAGACATTTACAGGATTACCTAAGATGTCTAAAGCTTTAGCACACCGTATACAACAAGGACATTGGGAAAGTCCAGAGGCTAAACAAGTGGTTAAAGCATGGAATATGTACGCTGCTTATTCGCTTAGAGCAGGTGTATATACTTCAGCTCTATGGTACGCAATGACCCAAGCTTTCTCAGAAGAAGAACCTACAATGGAAAACTTCTGGGACTTCTGGACAGGTGAGAATAGTGGTAAATTAGACTTAGGTAATGGTGAGAGTATGGTAATATCTAAACAGATAGCTGAGCCTATCCATTGGATACAACACCCCACACATACTTTTATGAACAAAACTAGTGTTGTCCCTAAGACAGCATTAGAAGCTATGATGAATAAACAATGGTTCTCTCTTAAGAAAGGAATACCGTTAGGACCAAGGATAGTAGATGAGGATGGTACTACTCATTACGGTAAATGGCTGTTAGGTAAAGCTGTACCTATTGTAAACAAACCTCTACTAGATGAGGATTTAGGTTGGGAAGAAAGACTTGAAAGAGTAATAACGGGTTTCTTTGGATTCCCTCAATATGGCGACCCAGAGAAATAACAACAAGGAGATAAAAATGGCAAGTATTAGAATACCTTCAGAAGCAGAGATAGAGCAGTTTCTGTATGAGATAGATATGTTAGAAGGTTACAGCTACGCTGAGTGGTTAGATTGGATGGAAGAAGCTTACCCCAATGTAGATGCTCCAGAACTATATGCAAGTAGAGGTGAGAATATAGTAACAGGTTATAGGGATATAAGAGGTGACTTTGTTGCAGGAGAACCACCTGAGATAGACCCAGAAATTCAAGCTTTAATAGAAGCTCAACCTATAGGTATAGATAGGATGAACGCTGAAATAGGAGCCTCAGCTAAAGAATTAGATGAGATGACACAAGCAGAGAAGACAGCTAATTACTTGGCTATGCTCAGAGATAGAGCAGAAAATCCAGAAGTATACGAATCTATAATGATGGAGCAACCTGAAGTTGAACAGTTTACTCAAGGTGCTATAGATGATATGACAGGTGATTACTTAAGTCTTGACTCAGAAGAGATGGAATCATTAGGTGATACCCCTATCAATCCTCTAGACCCTATGCAAATAGGTGACATGATAACTAAGTACTCTGATGATTTAGGATTGCCTTCTGAAGCAGGAATGTTAATAGCAGCAGGTTTAACTAAGAATCCTAAGATTTTAAAGAAGCAAGATGGAATGATTAGCACAAAGAACTCTAGCATTTTAAAGAGTAAGTCTGATAAGGATGCTTTGGCAGATAGAATTAGTACTAAAGCTAAAGGACCAGATGCTAAAACAGCTAAGACTATAAGCACTAAGAACTCTACTATCTTAAAAGAAAAGACACCAACTGTTAGTACTTCAAACTCCAGAGTACTCAAAGAAAAAGGACCAGATGTTAGCACTAAGAACTCTAAAGTTATTAAGACAAAAGATTCTGCTAATGCTGATATAGCTAAAACTACTAAAGCAGCTAATGCTACAAAGGTTAAAAACATCCGTGATGCTAGAAGAAACTTATCTAATAGAGATAAGCTAGTTGCTGGAGGTATAACAGGTGCTGCTACTATTGCTGCCCTTACTAATAACAATGGATTGAAAGGTAATAGAGGGAAAGATGGTTCTCTTATTACAGCAGATAATGAATCTTTTGATATACCTATATTAGGTGAGGATGTAGTTACTAGTCCTACTAAGACTAGGAAAGCATCTAAAGACAAAGACGAAGGCAGAGGTTTAAAAGGTTACAAAATACCTGAAAAGCAAAGTAATACTAGACCGGGATGGAAGCAGGCAGAGAATGGTAATTACTGGAGCGCAGACTTTGAAGATGAGTACTGGAACTCACCTGCTGGAGTTCAAGAAGCTATAGGTGTATGGGGTAGACCCATAGGTAATCGTATAGGTAATCCTATAAACTAGGTAGCTAACTAAACGGTGACATTGGTGGGCGAGGTGGATGTCTTTCTTCTTCCTTGTCCTTCATAGTTTACACACTCCATCTTCACAATCATCTGGACCAGTAGTTATTATGTATTCATCTGACCTACCTGCTGTAGTAGTGGTAGGTAATCTCCCTAAGTTAGCACAAGTAAACTGTTGTAACAAATTCTCATCTGTTCTTAGTTCACATCTTTTGATATATCTAGTGTAGGCTTCTTCAAATTTTAAACTTAATACTGCTGCTCTCTCTGCGTAATCTTCTGCTAATCTTCTTATCACTTCTTGCCTACCTGTTTGTGTCATAACTCATCTCCATTTAATTCGATAACTACATAGCTATCTTCCATATCATCATCACCAAAACTCGTGGTGAATCCTCTAACATAGTCATAACTATCATCGGCTATCACTTCATGCTCTACCAGCGCATCCATTAGGAACTTGTGTACAGGAAATGTATAGTTATCTATGTCTTTCTTTCTCTTTCCTTTAAAGAATAGAATGTACTTAGGTGTGAGGTTCTTAAACTTAGGTAGAACCTTTACCCACTCTTCTACTTCTTTGTGATAATCTTGCTTTACCTTATTCAGACTAAGGTAGTGCATGTTTCTATAGATGTTCATACTAAAGAGATTAGTACGCTTCTTTTCTCCCCTGCCTTTACTATAGGTTGGCAGCTTTATGATGGCTTTATATACCATATCCTCCCCTTACTATTAATTACAGCTAAAGTACGCTGTAACCCCCTCTCATGCTCCTGTAAAAGGGGTTCTCATGAAAAGAACCCCAGACTTATCTCACTAACCTACCCAGCCTAATACTAAAGCTACGATTACGATACCTAAAAATACTGTAAGTGATTTGTTAGCCAGTACTTGCTCTATCATTTCTTTCATATCTACTCCTTGTCAAAGTAATTATAAACTTCAGCTACCTTCGGGTAATTAACTACATCGACTAAGAACCTAGGTCCAGTTGAGTAAGCGAACACCTTCATGTCTGGAAAACAATGTTGTTTAAACACACAGTAGCTGCACTCCATAGCAAGCTTTGTGTTGCCTGACTTACCATCAGGTACTAACTCATAGCATTGCTCTGGTCTTTCCTCTCTCTCCACTACTTCTTTGAGATGTTCTATCTGTACTTCAATAGGTTCATCATACTCAAAGTTTTCAAAGTGGGTACACAAGTGACCGTTGGTTTTATCTATTACTAACCAACCTCCATCTTGTACACCGAGAGAAGCAGCATAACCACGCAGTTGGTCTATGTAACCAAACGGGTCATCCCATCGTAAG